ATGGGCGGGCGCGGGTCGGGCAAGACGCGGGCCGGCGCCGAATGGGTGCACGGACTGGCGACAATGCCGGGCTTGCGGCCGGGCTTGCGGATTGCGCTGGTGGCGGAAACGCTGGGCGATGCGCGCGAGGTGATGATTGACGGAATTTCCGGGATTTGCCGGATTGCGCGGCGCAACCGGCCGGATTTTGAGGCCTCGCGGAAACGTCTGGTCTGGCCGAACGGAACGGTGGCGCAGATATTTTCCTCCGAGGACCCGGAAAGCCTGCGCGGGCCGCAATTCGACTATGCCTGGGCGGACGAGGTGGGAAAATGGCGTCATCCGCAGGAGACGTTCGACATGCTGCAGTTCGGTCTGCGGTTGGGTGCCGATCCGCGGCTCCTGATTACGACGACGCCGCGACCCTTGCCGCTTTTGAAGGCGCTGATGGCCGAGCCGACGACGGCGACTCGGCGTATTCGTACACTCGACAATGCTGACAATCTCGCGCCGGGGTTTCTTGAGGCGATGGCCGGGCGCTATGGCGGCACGCGGCTTGGCCGGCAGGAGCTGGACGGCGAAATGATCGCCGACCGGGACGATGCACTCTGGTCGCGCGCGGCGATAGAAGCATTGACGATACGCGGGGCGCTTGGCGAGGCCGGGCCGTTGCAACGGATCGTCGTGGCAGTCGATCCACCTGCGGGGATCGGAGCCATGTCCTGCTGCGGCATTGTCGTGGCGGGGCTTGACCGGACGGGGCGGGCGGTGGTGCTTGCCGATTGTTCCATCGAAGGGGCGAGCCCGGCTGGCTGGGGTGCCGCCGTGGTGCGCGCCTATCGCCGGTTCGATGCGGACCGGGTGGTGGTCGAGGTGAACCAGGGAGGCGAGATGGTTTCGGCGGTGCTGAAGGGGATCGACGCGGGATTGCCGGTCAGCGCTGTCCGGGCGACGCGGGGCAAGTGGCTGCGGGCGGAACCGATCGCAGCGCTCTATGAGCAGGGGCGGGTGGTGCACGCAGGTGCTTTTGCGGCTTTGGTCGATCAGATGTGCGATTTCGGGCCGGACGGGCTGTCGAACGGACGCTCGCCCGACAGGCTGGACGCGCTGGTCTGGGCGCTGACGGCGCTGATGCTGGAAGGAAACGGCGAGCCGCGGGTGCGGCGGATTTGATACGAAGGATCGAGCGCGGCCGTAGGGTTCTTCCCCTTCTCCCCAGCAGGGGAGAAGTGCCGAGTGTAGGAAGACGATGAAGGGAATACTCCGCGAACTGAGAGACGCCGGCCCCCTCATCCGGCCCTGCGGGCCACCTTCTCCCCGATGGGGAGAAGAGGGAGCCAGCGGCTCGTCTGCGGGCAAGCTCTTATTATTCGGCGGGTTGTTTGCGAGCGGGCTTTTCTTCGACGGCGCCTTCACGGATCTGTCGCCATTCGTTTTCGAAGCGGTCGAACAGTTCTCGGGATATGGTCCAGGAGACAGGTTTGGACATGGCGATACTCCCTGGTTTTTTGATGAATCCTTACGTGGCCACAAATGGACCGGGCAAAAAACGTATCGGGACGGAAATGGTTCCCGTCCGATGCGTCTTCCGTTGGGTCAACGCTTGTCGGGGGTGGAGAAGGCGGATTTCGGCGCTTCAGCCGAGCCGGCGCGCATCTGTCGCCATTCGCTTTCGAAGCGGTCAACGAGGTGTTGGGGCATGGTGGCGGCGGTGTTTTCCGACTGGGTTTTGCCAGTGTTCTGCATGCAGCATCTCCTCCAAGAGAAACAATGTCATATTGCTGCAACGTTCCTCTCACATCTCGAATCCGAAGTAAATCAGGGCATTAAACAGTTTAAACGATTGAAATTGATTAAATCGATTAGAACACTTCGCATGGTTAAGGTGGGAGCGGGAGTATCCACAGAAGGGTTGTTGGGTTTAGGAGCAATATCCCGGTCTCTATCACTTCGCTGTATCTCCACCTCAAAAAGGCATCATACAAGCGAGCGATATACCCCTCCTTTGACAGGGCTGTCCGGCGAGAGGTGTTCCTGGTCGCGAAAACATGCGGGTGGGCTACACGGTTTGTACTGAGGCCCGGTCTGCCTCTTCTCCCTAGTGGGGGGAAGGTGGCACGCAGCGCCGCATGAGGGAGCGGCTTGCTCCGAATTTGCGGCAAACCTCATCGTAGGCTCGCATGCGCTCGGCACTTTTCCACGCTGGAGAGAAGTGGACGTTTGAATTGAAGGAAGGATCGGCGATGAAAAATCCGTTGCGGGCGATATTCCGGCGGACTGAGGTGGTGCGCGAGATGAAGGCTGCCGGGTTCGTGGCGGTGGCGCATGAGGCGGCGGCGCATTGGACGGGGCGGTCCTACCGGGCCTTGTCGGAGCAGGGATATCAGCGCAATCCGGTTGCCTATCGGGCGGTGAGGATGATCGCCGAGGCGTCAGCGGCAGTGCCGTTGCTGCTTTACGATGGCGATGAGGAGATTGCGGATCATCCGGCGCTTTCGTTGCTGGCGCGGCCGAACGGGCAGATGGCGGGGGCGGATTTTCTGGAGGCGCTTTACGGGCACCTGCTGCTGTCCGGCAATGCCTATGTCGAGGCGGCGAGGATCGGGGCAGAACCGCGGGAGCTGCATCTGCTGCGGCCGGATCGAGTGCGGATTCTGGAAGATCGCGACGGGTGGCCGGAAGCCTATGAGTATCGGATCGGCAGTCGTGCCCGGCGGTTTCCGGCGGGGCCGGGCGGGCTTCTGCACCTGAAGCTGTTTCATCCGCTGGATGATCATCTGGGCTTTCCGCCGCTGGCGGCGGCGCAGATGGCGCTCGATCTTTCCAATGCGGCGGCGACCTGGAACAAGGCGCTGCTCGACAATTCGGCCCGGCCTTCCGGCGCGCTGGTCTACCAGCCGAAGGAAGGGGGCAATCTTTCGGCCGACCAGTATGACCGGCTGAAGAGCGAGCTGGAGGAGGGATACTCCGGCACGACGCGGGCGGGACGGCCGCTGCTGCTCGAAGGCGGGCTCGACTGGAAGGCGATGGGGCTTTCGCCGAAGGACATGGATTTCGTCGAGGCGAAGAATGGGGGGGCGCGTGATATCGCGCTCGCCTTCGGCGTGCCGCCGATGCTGATCGGCATTCCCGGCGACAACACCTATGCCAATTATCAGGAGGCCAATCGGGCCTTTTATCGGCTGACGGTCTTGCCGCTGATTTTGCGGACGGCGGCGGCGCTTTCGGGGTGGCTGTCCGATCTCTATGGCGAGGGGGTGGCGTTGCGGCCGGACCTGGACCAGGTGGCGGGGCTGACGGGCGAACGCAACGAGGTCTGGGCGCGGCTGAAGGATGCCGAGTTTCTGAGCGACGAGGAGAAGCGGCGGGCTGTGGGATATTGAGGGAATGCCGAGATTGCGGAGGGTTTACCCCCTCTGTCGGCTCCGCCGACATCTCCCACTCAAGGGGGGAGATTGTTCTTTTTCCTTGAAGGGGAGATGTCCGGAGGGACAGAGGGGGAATGCCGCAAATGCGGAGTTTGCCGCACCAGATAGTCGCTGATCGTGTTGCGCGCTCAGCACTTCTCCCCGATCGTGGAGAGGGAAGTTGCAGCGGCTCTTCTACTCCATAAAATCAGATGGTTAGCCCGGTATTGTGACTCAAGTCACCACCCAGCGGAATCAATCTGTGAAGGGCTTGAATCAAGTTGCGAGCGGATCGGCGCAAGGGATTCCAAAGATTCAGGAAAACGGATGGCTCACGCTGCGGCATGACCTTGCGAAAGGGGCAGCGGGCGAGTGGCCCTGGCGCTTGGCGTCGTGGGACCGGCTATGCGTTCATTCTAGGCGAGGAGGCTTAACAAATGGCTGACATCGGCAATGATCCCGGCCTGTGGGCCGCCAATGCGCTGGGCGCCGCGGCAGGTGCTGCGGTGTCGCTGGTCTATATGCTGCCACGCAGCAAGCAGGAGGCGGTGTCGCGGTTTTTTACCGGCATGGCGTGCGGACTGATCTTCGGAGCGCCGACGGGCGTGTGGATCGTCGGGTGGCTCGGCATCGACGGGCGACTTTCCGGGAGCGAGATTCTTTTGAGCGGCTCGGCGGCGGCAAGCCTTTGTGCCTGGTGGGTGCTGGGCGCGACCTCGCGGATTGCGGCGCGGTTCGGCAAGGGCGAGCGTCGCTGGTGAACTCACTGCCATATGGCACCACATCTCCCCGCAAGGGGTGAAGTTACCTCGGCGCCGGGCGACAGCGCGGCGCATTTCCAAATATGGAGAGAGCAATGACAACCGACGGCCTTCCGGTCTGGCGGACGAAGAAGTTTGCCAGTTTGAACAATGCCGGCGTCACCGGCGAAGGGCGGTTTTCCGGCTATGCCAGCATCTTCAGCGAGGTCGATCTCGGCAAGGATGCGATCGAACCGGGAGCTTTCGCGCAGTCGCTGATACGGCGTGGGGCAGGGGGCGTACGCATGTTGTTTCAGCATGACCCGGCCGAACCGCTCGGGACCTGGAAGACCATCCGCGAGGATGCGCGCGGGCTCTATGTCGAGGGGCTTCTGGCAGCCGGCGTGGAGCGGGCGCGCGAAGTGCACCAGCTGATGAAGAACGGAGCGCTCGACGGTCTTTCGATCGGCTTCCAGACAGTGAAGGCGCGCACCGACAAGGGGGGCGTCAGGCGCATTCTGGAGGCGGATCTCTGGGAGATCTCGATCGTGACCTTTCCGATGCTGCCGTCTGCCCGCGTCTCGAACGTGAAGAATGCGCGGTGGTTCCGCGACACGGAAACGGAGCTCGTGCGCAGCGTGCGCCGGGCTGCCCGAATGATGAAAACCCAAGGAAGGATATGCCGATGACAGAGATAGCGACGAGCCCCCTGACCGTGGCGCCGGAAACCAAGCATGTGCCCGACACGATGGCGGCGGCCTTCGAGGACTTCATGGGCGCCTTCGAGGCGTTCAAGGATACCAATGACCGCAGGCTTTCGGAAATCGAGGGCAAGCTGACCGCCGATGTCGTGACCCGCGAGAAGATGGACCGCATCTCGCGCACCATGGACGAGCAGAAGCGGGCGATGGACCAGATGGTGCTGAAGAGGGCACGTCCGGCGCTTGGCCGCGACGATGCGCTGTCGCCGAAGGCGGAGGAGCACAAGGCGGCGTTCGAGAGCTATATGCGCCGTGGTGACGAACATGCGCTCAGGGCACTGGAGGCGAAGGCGTTTTCGATCGGCTCTGCCAGCGACGGCGGTTATCTCGTGCCGAACGAGACGGACAGCGAAATCGGTCGCAGGCTTTCGGTGCTATCGCCGATCCGGTCTCTGGCGACCGTGCGGCAGGTTTCGGGTGCTGTGCTGAAGAAGCCCTTTGCGCTTGCCGGCATGGCGACGGGTTGGGTGGCGGAGACGGCGGCGCGGCCGCAGACCACGACGCCGCAGCTGGCCGAACTCTCGTTTCCGACCATGGAGCTCTATGCCATGCCGGCGGCGACGGCGGCGCTGCTCGACGATGCGGCGGTCGATATCGAAAGCTGGATTGCGTCCGAGGTCGACATCGCCTTTGGGGAGCAGGAGGGGACTGCCTTCGTTTCCGGCGATGGCACCAACAAGCCGAAGGGGTTCCTGTCCTACACCAATGTTGCCGAGAGCAGCTGGAGCTGGGGTAATATCGGCTATGTCGCGACGGGGGCGGCAGCTGGCTTCAAGGCATCCGGGCCATCCGACACGCTGGTCGATACGATCTATACGCTGAAGGCGGGGCACCGGCAGAACGCGACCTTCGTGATGAACCGCAAGACACAGGCCGAGATCCGCAAGTTCAAGGATGCTGACGGCAATTATCTCTGGCGGCCGCCGGCAACGGCGGGGCAGCAGGCTTCACTGATGGGCTTCCCGATCGCCGAGGCCGAGGACATGCCGGATATCGCTGCAAACAGCTTCTCGATCGCCTTCGGCAATTTCGCGGCCGGCTATCTCGTGGTGGACCGGACAGGCGTGCGGGTGCTGCGCGATCCCTATTTGGCCAAGCCCTATGTGCTGTTCTACACGACCAAGCGCGTCGGCGGCGGGGTGCAGAATTTCGAGGCGATCAAGCTGGTGAAGTTTGCGACCTCTTGATCTTTTCCCGAAAGGCCCTTCTTTAGGAGGATCGAATGTAATCGGCTGCTGACCCTCCCTGTCGGCGGCCGCTTGGCGGACGCGGCCTCCCTCCCGCCGCGTCCGCCCTTCCTGTTCGATAGCGCGGAGAATTCCCCATGACCATTGCCGAACTGACGCCGCCTGTGGGCGAGACGCTGACCCTTGCCGAGGTGAAGGCGCATCTGCGCCTCGACGGCAACACCGAAGACACCCTGCTTTCGGAGCTGATTTCCAGCGCCCGCCAACATCTGGAGCGCGAAACGGGGCTGGTGCTGATGGCGACCACCTTTCGCCTCTATCTCGACGACTGGCCGGACGGGCCGGTGATTCAGATTGCGAGACACCCGCTTCAAACGATTGATGCCATTACGCTTTACGACGAGGCGGGCGATCCGTTCGAGGCCGATACCACCGGCATGGTGCTGGATGGGCGAGCGCATCCGGCCCGGCTGGTTCTGCCGCGGCGGGTGCGGCCAGGCCAGGCGCTGAACGGCATCGAGATCGATTTTACCGCCGGTTTCGGGGCAAGCGGCGCGGATGTGCCGGACACGCTGAAGCGGGCGATGCTGCTGCATATTGCCTTGCTCTACGAGTTTCGCGGGGCGGTTTCGCCGAAGGACCAGCCGGCGGCGGTGCCGGCCGGGTATGAGAGGCTGATCGCGCCCTTTCGTCGGCGAGGGCTTTGACGATGGTGCGCGGGTACTTTGACCCCGGAGTTTTGAGTGCGCGGCTTGATCTTGAACGGCTGGTCGCAACGCCGGATGGGCAGGGTGGCGAGGTGAAAAGCTTCGAACAGATCGGCGCAGTGTGGGCGCGGGTTGAGCCATTGGCGGCGGTAACGACGGATAGCGGCGGGGTGCAGCAGGTGACGGTGACGCATGAGATCCTCGTGCGGCATCGCGGCGATCTTGTTTCCGGCATGCGGTTTGCCAAGGGCTTGCGGCGCTTCCTGGTGCAGACAGTGCATGATCCGGATGAAGACGGGCGATACCTGATCTGCCGGTGCACGGAGGAAGGACAATGAGTGCGAGCGCGGCGCTGCAGAAGGCCATTTACCTGAGGCTGCAGGGGGATGCGGCGCTTGTTGCGCTCGTGGGCGCGGACGGGGTGCGTGATCGTGTCGTAACGGGTGCGCAGCGGCCTTTCGTTCAAATAGCCTCCCTGGAGAGCAGGGATGCTTCGACGGCGAGTGAAACGGGCGAGGAGCATCTGGTCACACTGGAGGTGCGCACCGGTGAAGGCGGCAATCGGGAGGCGCAGGTGATCGCGAGCCGGGTTCGGTCGCTGCTGGATGATACTGCACTGGAGCTCGACGGGTTTGTGCTCGTTGGAATTGCCCATCGGCGCACGCGGATAGGTCGCGACGCCAATGCCAAGGGACATTTGGCAGAAATGGTGTTTCGGGCGGTGACGGAGCCGGAGTGACGGCGTTCTCATGAAAGGACAAGGCGGATGGTGGCTCAGAAGGGCAAGGATCTTCTGTTGAAGATCGACAATGGCGGGACTTACGCGACGGTGGCGGGGCTGCGGTCGAAGCGGATTGCATTCAATGCCGAGACGGTCGATGGCACGGATGCGGAATCGGCGGGTCGTTGGCGCGAGTTGCTGGGTGGAACGGGTATCCAGCGGGCTTCGGTTTCGGGGGCGGGGATATTCAAGGACCAGGCTTCCGATGCGCTGGTGCGAACCGCGTTCTTCGGGGCTGTCGTGCAGAACTGGCAGATCGTCATTCCCGATTTGGCACCGTGACCGGGGCGTTTCAGGTAACGGCGCTGGAATATTCCGGTCAATACAATGGTGAGGTTCTGTTCGAGATCGCGCTGGAATCTGCTGGCGCGCTAACCTTTACGGCACTTTGATGGGGACCGGGACTTTAGGCCGGGCGAACCGGCGGCGGGGCGAGATCGAAGCCGTCATCAATGGCGAGCGGCGGATACTTTGCCTGACGCTCGGCAGTCTGGCGGAGCTGGAAACGGCTTTTGCAGCCGATAATCTGATGGACTTGGCCGGCCGGTTTGCCGAGGGGCGGCTGAAGGCGGCGGATATGATCCGTATCCTTGGTGCGGGCCTGCGCGGTGGCGGCAATCTGATCGATGACGAAGATGTGGCCGATATGAGCGTTGATGGTGGGCTGGCGGCCATGGCGGGGCTGACCGGCGCGTTGCTCTCGGCGACCTTTGCGGGCGAGGAACAACCGGCAAACCCTTGAGAGCCGCAGGTGGGGTTGCGCCTGTTTCCGCATCGGCCTTCCCCTGGGAAGCGGTGATGGAAGCGGGGTTTTCCCGTCTGCGGCTTTCTTCCGAACATTTCTGGCGGATGACGCCGCGGGAGCTTGTGGCGGCGCTTGGCGGGCCGAGACGCGGCGCGTCGATCGATCGAGCAGCGTTTGAGGCGTTGCGGCAGGCGTTTCCTGACAGAGAGGACACCCGTGATGGCAAATGACCAATTCGATTTTTCCGGAGCGCGGGAAGAGGCCGATGGGCTTTCGGATGTTCTGGCGGAACTGGAGCAGCGGTCGCGGTCCTTTGGCTCGGCGCTGACGGGGGCGCTGACCTCGGCGGTCAGGGGCGGCAAGGGGCTGGAGGACATCCTGCGCAGTGCGGGGCTGCGGCTGACGGAGATCGCGCTTTCGGCGGGCATCAAGCCGCTGGAGGGGGCGATCGGCAGTCTGATCTCCGGCGTTTCCGGCGGGGTGAAGGCTTTTGCTGATGGCGGCGTGGTTTCGGCGCCGACCTATTTTCCGATGGCAGGCGGTACCGGCCTGATGGGCGAGGCGGGGTCGGAGGCGATCCTGCCGCTGAGGCGCGGAGCGGACGGGGCGCTGGGTGTTGCGGCTCAGGGTGGTGGGGCGATGAATGTCGTCTTCAATGTCAGTGCAACGGATGTCGAAAGCTTCCGCCGGTCGGAGGGACAGATCGCCGCTTTGCTGACGCGCACGGTGCGGCGCGGCCAACGTGGATTGTGAGCTTCTGGCGGTAAGGGATTCCACGGATTCGCGTTTTTGATGCGCGCCAATCTTGCGCTTTTACATGAGCTTGAAGGCGCCTGTTCCTTTTCGACAACTTTGAAACGACAGGGATAACCACATGGTCACGGGATTTCATGAAGTGGCGTTTCCGCTGCAACTGGCGCTCGGCACAAGCGGCGGGCCGGTGCGGCGCACGGATATCGTCAGTTTGTCCAACGGGCGCGAGAACCGCAACAGCCGATGGCGCGATGCGCGGCGGCATTACGATGCCGGATCGGGGGTGAAATCCGTGGCCGATCTCTACCGGGTGCTTGAATTCTTCGAGGCGCGGGCGGGACAGCTGAACGGGTTCCGGTTTCGCGATCCGGTCGATTTTCAGTCCTGCGGGCCGATCGCAACGGTGAGCGCTGCCGACCAGGCGATCGGTACGGGCAATGGGTGACGGCAACGTTCCAGCTTTGCAAGGTCTATGCCGATGCCGGAGGAACGACAACGCGGATGATTGAGAAGCCGGTGGCGGGGAGCGTGGTTCTGACGGTTGGCGGGGCGGCGGCGCCTCCTGCCGATTTCACACTGGATGCGGTGACGGGAAAGGTGACGTTTCTGCCGGGGAAGATACCGGCTGGCGGCGCGGTCGTGCGCGCCGGGTTTCGCTTCGAGGTGCCGGTACGCTTCGATACCGACCGGATCGAGATCGACCTGGCGCAGTTCCAGGCCGGGCGCATTCCGTCCATTCCTCTGGTGGAGATCAAGCCATGAGAACAGTTCCTGCCGGCCTTGCGGCGCATCTGGAAGGCGATGCGACGACGGTTTGTCATTGTTGGCGCGTGACGCGGCGTGACGGGGTTGTCGCGGGCTTTACCGAGCACGATCGTGATCTCGTAGTTTCGGGAACGCTTTACCTCGCGGCGAGCGGATTTGCGGCGGCCGATAGCGAGGCGGCCAGCGGACTTTCGGTCGATGCGGGCGAGGTGACGGGTGGTTTTTCGGGCGATGCGATCGGCGAGGCGGATGTTCTGGCGGGGCGCTATGACGGGGCGAAGGTCGAGACCTTTCTCGTCAACTGGCAGGCGCCGGAACAACACATCCTGTTGCGCGTCGAGGAGATCGGCGAGGTGGTGAGGGCCGGCGGTGCCTTCCGTGCGGAACTGCGGCGGATGACGCATCGGCTGGGGCAGGTGCAGGGGCGGGTCTATAGCCGTCGGTGCGATGCGACGCTCGGGGATGGCCGGTGCGGGGTCGATCTCGACAGCCCGGCTTATCGTGTGGAAGGGGCGGTGTCGGCTGTGCTCGGCGAGACGCGGTTGGTGGTTTCGGGGCTTGAGGGATTTGTGCCGGGGCAGTGCCGGTATGGGACGCTGACATTCCTGAGTGGGGGCAACGTTGGGATGGTCTCGGATATCGACGATCATCGGCGAGATGGCGGGGCGGTGACGGTTTCGCTGTGGCTGCCGCCGGCTTTGCCGATCGTGGTCGGGGATACGTTCGTGGCGACGGTGGGGTGCGACAAGAGCTTTGCCACCTGTCGGGCACGGTTTTCGAACGGGCTCAATTTTCGCGGCTTTCCGCATATGCCCGGCGGCGACTTTGCCTTCGGCTATGCGGATGGGGATACGGTTCATGACGGGCGGCCGCTTTATGAATGAGGGGGGCGGGGCCGCAAGCCCGGAACCAGTCGGCCCCGTCATCCGGCCCTTCGGGCCACCTTTTCCCCGCGGGGGAGAAGAGAGAGCAAGCGGCCCGGACTGTGATGTTGGGCGTGAGGTGATCGAGGCGGCGCAGCGCTGGATCGGGACGCCGTATCGGCATCAGGCGAGCGCCCGGGGGATCGGCTGCGATTGTCTGGGGCTGGTGCGCGGGGTGTGGCGGGATCTTTATGGCGACGAGCCGGAGATGCCGCCGCCCTATCAGCCCGACTGGGCGGAGCGGGGCGGCGAGGAGCGGCTGATGGCGGCGGCGTTGCGGCATTTCGGGGCGGCGGTGCCGGTGAGCGAAATGCGGGTGGGGGATCTGCTGCTGTTTCGGTGGCGGGCGGAGATGCCGGCGAAACATGCGGGCATCCTCGCCGATGGTGGGCGGTTTATCCACGCTTATGAGCAGGCCGCCGTGATCGAATCCGCGCTCGTGCCTTCGTGGCGGTGGCGGATTGCGGCGGTGTTTCGGTTTCCGGAGAAGGGATAGAATCCATGGCGACGATCCTTCTGCAGGCGGCGGGCGCGGCTCTTGGCAGTGTTTTCGGAACAGTCGGGGCCGTGCTGGGGCGGGCGGCCGGGGCCTTAGCAGGGTCGGCAATCGACCGGGCGCTGATTGGTGGTGGCACGGTTTCGAGGGCGCGGCTTTCGGATGCGCGGATTCCGGGGGCGGAGGAAGGCACGGCGATTACCCGCGCCTATGGCACGGTGCGGATCGGTGGCACGCTGATCTGGGCGACTCGGTTCGAAGAGGAAGTCAGGAGCGAGCGGCAGGGCGGCAAGGCGAGCGGACCGCGGGTCGAGACGTTTCGCTACTTCGCCAATTTTGCGCTCGGCATCTGCGAAGGTGAGATTGCCGGTATCAGGCGGGTCTGGGCGGATGGGCGGGAGCTTGATCTCACCACCGTTGAAATGCGGGTCTATCGTGGGGCGGACATGCAGGCACCCGATCCGCTGATCGAGGCGAAGCAGGGGACGGGCAAGGCGCCGGCTTTTCGCGGGCTTGCCTATGCAGTGTTCGAGCGACTGCCGATCGATGGCTTCGGCAATCGTATTCCTGTGATCCAGTTCGAGGTCTTGAGGCCGGTCGGGCAGCTGGAGAAAGACATCCGGGCGGTGACGATCATTCCCGGTGCCAGTGAGCATGGGTATGACCCCCATGTCGTCACCGTGAAGACGGGAGCGGGGAAAAGCCGACGGATCAACCGCAATGTCTTTCACGCGGCGAGCGACTGGCAGGCTTCGCTTGATGAACTGCAGGCGCTGTGTCCGGCGCTGGAGCGGGTGGCGCTGGTGGTTTCATGGTTCGGAACGGATTTGCGGGCCGGAGACTGCAGGATCATGCCGGGAGTCGAGACGGCGGTGCGGCAGAATGAGAGCCGGGTCTGGTCGGTGAATGGCATCGATCGCGCGCATGCACTGTTGGTGAGCAGCGATGGCGGCGGGCCGGCCTATGGCGGCACGCCGAGTGATGCGAGCGTCTTCGCGGCGATTGCGGACCTGAAGGCGCGGGGGGCTGAAGGTCTATCTCTATCCCTTCGTGATGATGGATATTGCCGATGGCAATGTTTTGCCGAACCCGTATGGCGGGATCGGGCAGCCGGCCTATCCATGGCGGGGCGCATTACCAGCCATCCTGCGATTGGCGAGCCGGGAACGGCGGACAGGACCGCAGCGGCGCGCAGCCAAATTGATGATTTCTGCGGGACGGCTGAGGCGGCAGATTTTACGGTTTCGGGGACTATCATCTCAGGCGGTACGGACGAGGGATATCGGCGGTTGGTGCTGCATTATGGGTTGCTGGCCGAGGCAGCAGGCGGGGTTGATGGGTTTATCATCGGCTCTGAATTGCGGGGGCTGACGCAGCTGCGTGATGATGAGGGGCGGTTTCCGTTTGTTGAGCAACTGGTGGCGCTGGCTGCCGATGTCAAGGCAGTCGTCGGGGCGGGAACGAAGATTACCTATGCGGCCGACTGGAGCGAGTATTTCGGCTACCACCCGGCGGATGGGTCCGGCGAGGTGCACTATAATCTCGATCCGCTCTGGGCCTCGGCCGACATTGATGCGGTGGGGATCGACAACTACATGCCGGTTTCGGACTGGCGTGATGGGGACCTTTGGAACGGTAATCCGGATGGATGCATGGCGTCGATGCTGCGGCGATGCAGGGGATGATTACGGGTGGCGAGGGGTTCGACTGGTTTTATCAGGACGAGACCGATCGCAGGGCGCGGGTGCGCACGCCGATCACCGACGGGCTGGCGGGCAAGCCCTGGGTTTATCGTTACAAGGATCTGGAAAGCTGGTGGGGTAATGTTCATCACGACCGGATCGGCGGTATCGAGTTGACGGGCTCGACGGCTTGGGTGCCTGGATCGAAGCCGATCTGGTTTACGGAGGTGGGCTGTCCGGCGATCGACAAGGGCGGCAACCAGCCGAATGTGTTCGTCGATCCGAAATCGTCGGAGAATGCGGTTCCGTATTTTTCCAATGGCGGGCGCTCGGATGTCGTGCAACGGCGGTTTCTGGAGGCGCATCATGCGCATTGGGCGGAGGCTGATGGTCCGGTCGATCCGGATCATTTGTTCGTGTGGACCTGGGATGCGCGGCCAATGCCGGCTTTTCCGGAAAATACCGATCTCTGGGCGGATGGGGATAACTGGCAGAAGGGACACTGGCTGAACGGGCGGCTCGGGGCGGCGGGTGCGGGGGATGTGATCCGCGCCGTTCTGGCGGACCATGGTTTTGCGGATGCGGATACGTCAGGGGTGACCGGCGATGTCACGGGGTATGTGCAGGCGGAGCAGGCTTCGGCGCGGGATGTGCTGGAGCCGCTGATGCAGGCGCTGTCGATCGATGCGGTGGAGGATGGTGGGACGCCGCGGTTTCGATCGCGGCTGAAGCTGGCGGCAAAGACGAGTATGATCGATGTGCTGGCCGAGGATGGGGATGCAGCGCCCTATGAGGAGACGCGGAGGCATGGCAGCGATTTTGCCGGGGAGGCCTTGATCGATTTCTTCGATGCGACGGCGGACTATGGGCGGGCAACAGTGCGGTCACGACGAGCCGGGGTGGCGAGCGAGCGGGTACTCAGGCTTTCGCCACCGGCGGTGTTGCATGAGGGCATGGCGGCGGGGGCCGTGGAGGACGTGCTGAAGGACCATCAGGCGGCGCGGCGGCATGTACGGTTTAGTCTCTCGCCTGCGGCGTCGGCGCTTGAGCCGGGCGATGTCGTTGGCTTCGAGGATGGGCCGGAGGGACGGTTCATCATCGAGCGGATAGAAGACGGGAAAATGCGTCGCGTCGAGGCGCGGGCGTTTCAGCCATCTGGGAACGGTGGGGCAGTGGTGCCTCCGACGCTGGATTGCGTCCTTCGCGGTTGGCCTCGGATGCATTCTCACCGGTGGTGATGCTGATGGACCTTCCGCAATACGACGGGGCGGCGAGTTTCGCACGGGCGGCGGTTTTCGCGCGGCCCTGGCGGCCGGCGATGCTGTCGTCTTCTGCGACGACGGACGGGTATAGGTTGCGGCAGCGCTTCGACCGGCCGGCGAAGACCGGCATGCTGACTGCGGCGTTAGCGCCGGGTGTCGCCGGTCGTTTCGACTGGTCGCAGGCGCTGCTGGTGAACCTCGATTTCGGCGGTTTGTCTTCGGCGTCGCGGATTGCCGTGTTGAACGGGCAGAACCGGCTGGCTGTGCAGGCGGCGAATGGGGTCTGGGAAGTCATCGGTTTTCTGGAGGCCGAGGAGGTTGCGGCCGGGCAATGGCGGCTTTCGGGCTTGTTGCGCGGATTGCATGGCACGGGCGACGCCATGGCCGCGGGGAGCGGAACGGGTGCCGTTGCTGTCGTGCTGGACGAGGCGGTGAAGTCGATCGGGCTGGGGGCTGACGAAACCGGGCGATTGCTCAATTTTATCGTGGAAGCGGCGGGAGAAACTGCGGTCGGTCCCTTTGCTTTCTCCGGTGGCATCAGGGCGGCGACCCCGGTCGCGCCGGTTCACCTGACAGCCGAGAGATTGACGGGCGGCGATATCCGGCTGAGCTGGATCCGTTGCGCGCGGCGCGATGCCGATCACTGGCTGGATGGCGACATCGCGCTCGACGAGGCCGAGGAGCGCTATCGCATCGACATTCTCGACGGGGAGACTGTCAAGCGAGCCTCGGAAAGTCCCACGACCTCCTTCATTTATACCGCGGCCGATGAGACGACGGACTTTGGCGGACCGCTGAGCACGATCTCGATTCGTGTCCGCCAGCTTGGGGCCAAGGTGGGGCTTGGGGTGCCGGCACGAGCAGTGTTGGCCTTATGACACAGAAAGAAAAAAGGAGATTGCATGGTTGAGTTGAAAGGGTGGTATCAGTCGATGACGGTCTGGGGAGCGCTGGTTGCCGTTCTCGCCTCCTGCGCGCATCTGGCGGGGATTGAGATCGGCACGCAGGATCAGCGGCAATTCGTTGATGCATTGACCACGATTGCGGCGGCGGGCGGCGGGCTGGTTGCAATCTATGGCCGGATATCTGCAAGCAAAAGGCTGCGTTGATGTCATTTGAAGCGCTGTGATCGTGCCTTTGGACTTGCTGGCGGCATAGGTGAAGCCTTTGTAACCCGACATTCATTTGCCATTCAGACAGTATGGTCTATTAAAAAACGGAAGAAACGTCAGTCCTCGAAAGTGCGTTCATGTCCTCACCATTGATCATAGCAACGCTTGCCGCGGGTCTCTCCGGATTCTCGCCGCCTGCAGTTGATCTGCCATCGATGGTTGTCACGGTCGATGGGGATTGCAGCGCGGCCGCAGCGCAGGTGGTTGCCGATACCGGCGGTGAACTCCTGTCGGCCCAGCCCACCTCGGACGGCAAATGCGTCGTCACCGTGCTCATTCCCGGAAATGGTGGCCGTCCGAAAAAGGTGACGGTGCGCGTGCCCATGTAATACCTTATTCCGCCGGCAATGCTGGCTGGGGCTTGCATAATCCTGAGCGAGCGATGGAATAGGCAGCTCCTGATTCTGCTTTGCTGCACGGATATGGTTGCAGCGGGGGGATAGGGGCGAGGAACAGAGGAAAAATTCGTTCATGCGCATTCTCGTGGTCGAAGACGACGTCAATCTCAACCGACAGCTCGCGGAAGCGCTGAAGGAAGCCGGCTATGTCGTCGATCAGGCGTATGACGGTGAAGAGGGGCATTATCTCGGCGAAGGCGAGCCCTATGACGCCGTAATCCTCGATATCGGCCTACCGGAGATGGACGGCATTACCGTTCTGGAAAAATGGCGCGGTGCCGGCAAGGTCATGCCGGTGCTGATCCTGACGGCGCGCGATCGCTGGAGCGACAAGGTTTCGGGGATCGATGCCGGGGCCGATGACTATGTGGCCAAGCCCTTCCATGTCGAGGAGGTGCTGGCCCGTATCCGCGCACTGATCCGGCGTGCGGCAGGTCATGCGAGCTCCGAGATCGTCTGTGGACCCGTCAGGCTCGATACCAAGGCTTCGAAGGCGACGGTAGACGGGGTTCAGCTGAAGCTGACGTCCCACGAATTCCGCCTTCTCTCTTACCTCATGCACCATATGGGCCAGGCCGTGTCACGCACGGAGCTGGTCGAGCACATGTACGATCAGGATTTCGACCGTGATTCCAATACGATCGAGGTTTTCGTCGGACGCCTGCGCAAGAAGATCGGTAACGACCTGATCGAAACTGTGCGTGGGCTCGGTTATCGCATGCAGCCGCCGGGCGCCGGCGCGTTGGCAGACAAGAGCGCCAAGTCCTGA